TCAGCCATTCAGCGCGTCCAAATTCAGCGTACATTCCTCATCGTCCTGATTCGCTGCTTCCAGGCAGGCGAGAGCGGCTTTCCGTGACACCACCGGCCAGCCCTGGTCGTCGGTTTTGAACGGGATGCCCATGGCGCTCAATGCTTCGCACTGCTTGCATCGCCAGGACTTGCGCGTGATCTCTTTGATCTCATCGCGAGACAGGGTCATTGCCATATCAGCCTCCACCGATCCTCAATCACAGCCGCCGTCGCGACTCTCGTTCAACTTTCGACTTTTGGGCACGAGCCTCCCGGCGCTCCCGATGCTCGAGGTCATCCCAGGCATCGAGAACGCTGTCGGCGTATTTGCGTCGTTCGCGCCGCCGCTTAGCCGCATACAGATCTGTAGGTTTATCCACATCAGCCTCCTGACTTCAGTCGTTCAATCTCCCGGATAGCCGCAGTACCGCGCAGGTCGCTGCCATCGGGGTATTGGATATAGGCATCTGCCGGCCGGCCGTGGCCGCAACAGGCGTTGGCCACGCCGCGCAGGGTGCCCAGGCATGCGTCATGCCCCTCGGGCGTGTCGTGACGCCCACAGTGCCCGCAGGGGCGCTCTCGGTGCGTGGTGACGGTCGGCGCCCTGGTATCGCAGAACCGCCATTGGGCGCCATCCCAGTAGATGTCGTGGCCGCGCAGGGTGCTGGTGGCGGTCATGATTCCTCCTGGAGCAGGGACTTACATCGCCCAATAATGGCAGCGTGAACCGGGTGAAACTCCGGCAGCTCGTGCATATACTGGTAGTGCGCAGCCCAAGCCGTTGCTAGATCTGTAGCGCGTCTTAGCGCCTTCTTGAGATCCGCTATATCCTCATCCCGGTCACAGATCTGGCAGCTCCTGCGCAGGCTCCCGTGTTCGCATTCATCGCGCATTGTCACTCCTCCTCGCCGCGCCGGGCGGCATATCCAACGATCAGGCTCAGCGGTCCGAGAATCACGCTCACGGCCCGATGTTCGCCGCGTCGAAGGGCATGGACTCCCACCAGCAGAATGCGCTCGTCGCCGTTGCGCTCGGTCAGGGACCATGTGCCCGACGTGGCGAACCCAAGCCCAACGACAAACGGGCCAGCGTTAAGAATTTTCTGAGGCATCGCCACCCCCACGCCCCTGGTGGGGCTCCGCTTCTGGGCAATCGGCCTCGTGGCCGCACTCTGGGCACTGGTGACACTCAGGGCAGACCGGCCAGCGGCCATCCCACTCGTAGAGCCCGCAAGTGGAGCATGCATTGTCGTACTCGCACGCCCATCCCATGTTGCGCAGCACTGACACGTCAGTGATCAGGTACCCCTGCAGTGCATTAGGGTCTCGTCTGTGATCGTTCTTTGGACTCCGAATGACCCGCAATTGAAGGTATTCGTGGTCGCAAAGCTCGCGAAGGTCGCCGTCCTTCCACAGCAGCCGCCGAGCTTCTCTGACGTCATGCGCAAAACATGCGGCGTTGAAGTCGAAGTCAGCACCGGTGTCTCGGGTTCCGCCGAAGTAGCATTTTAGATCGCTCATTACTCCCCTCCCTCTCCCATGGCGATACGAGTTAGCTGTATCTGCTCCCATAGAACGGCGGCGACCAGCACAATGGCGCGTCGTGTTGCGGCGCCGGGATCATCTCCGTGCGGTATCGACCGCCTGATTGTCTCCATGCCGCCGGGGATAGAGACCCACGTGCAGGCCTCTGTTTCGCTCCGGTCGGATCGGGGCTCAATGGCGATGTCGAGGGTTACGGCCAGGCGCAGGGCATCGCCGTCGTTTTCCAAAGGGTTGAACAGAATATTTGCTTTTTCTGGCTGCCCGACAGCGATAATCCCTAGCCCTTTGACCTCGCTGATGCCTTTGTACCCGCAGGCTTTAGCGGCCAGCTCCAGCAGCTCGCGGTCTGTGCGCTCAGCGGTCATGCCACACCTCCGGCGTCGGATTCGCTGTTGTAGCCCCGGGTGTACCAGGTCTCCCACGCCGACCCAGGGAGAGCGCCGTACGCGGAGGGCTGGCAGGGCTTCCCGTTCAGTGCGTCGGCCCGGCCACGCTGCATCGTCCGCTGTTCCAGCGTGTCATGCTGGAGACTGGGGGTGAATTCGCTGCGCTCAGTCATCGCGGTGCTCCTCCTCCGATAGAATGGCCAAACATCGTTTGCACGTCGGTTGTCCAAGCGGCACATTGATGCTGGTGTCCAGATCGGTCCGCCCGCAAAGCGACCCACGGATACGGCCCAAGCGATCATAGTGGGCCAAGTGCATAACCCTGCGTTTTGCGCCCTGGCCTCTCCGATATAGATAGCTCATGACTGCTCCCCCTCCTTCCCGGCGCGGAGGCGGTCCAGGGCATCCGAAAGGCGGGTAGCAGCAGTGCGCATCCCCTCAATGACTCCGCCTCGGTAGCTGTACCCCTCTTGGGGCTTGGGTGTCTCCGCGATCTGATAATTGATCCAGTCCAGCGCCCCAGCGATTTCCTGCGCCGCTATCTCCCGCTCATCCGGGGCGGGGGCGGACAGCATCGGCAGCCATCCAAGGGGCTCGCCCTCGCCGGCGGTAAAACAATCCTGCTGCCAGTTCCAGCCGGCGATGTACCATTCGTCGTCGCCGGAATCGTCGTAGGTGTTCGCCCCGATGGTCCAAGCCGGCCCCGAGTCAAACCCGTCATTAACGCCGTTCTCGGTAAATTGGACCAGCAGGCGCACCATGGTGCCGTCGCGCGGTGCGGTGGACATCGGGCGCGGGTTCTCCGGCAACCCATCAGGATCGCTTACAGGTTGCTGTGCGGACACGCTCTGCCCGTTTTGGTGCAGCATCATGGCCAGGTTCCCTACGTCCAGCGGATCGCCCTTGGCGACGTGCTCATGCAGCAGGGCAGACAGGTGGCCCTCGGATGCGGTTTGCCAACCGCCCCGACCTTCGGTCCGCTTCTTCGCGAGTTTTGCTTTCATTGCAGCGGCGAACCGATCTACAGCGACATCGTCCGGATGTTGCTCCCCGGCGGGCGCGGTGGTCAGTGCGAGATAATCCGTGTGGCGAATTATCACCACGTCTTCCCAGTCGGCACGGGACTTTTTATCGGGGGTCCATGTAATGTGTGAGCACGGGCCCGCCAGGATTTCCGGCAACCCATCAGGATCGCTTACAGGTTGCTCGGGGGCAGATTCGAACGTCATGCTCCGGTGCCAGTCGCGGGCCGGGCGGCTCCACAGTTTTTCGTTCTCGCCCCGATAAACCACAGTTACTGGATACTGACCCGGGCGTTCCGTTGACTCGTTCGTGATGCTCTCCACGGTGTAGACATTCCCGTTACGGTGCCGCCACTGGCTCCCGATTTCCGGTATCTCGGCCGGCTCCCCGGCGGGCGCGGTGGGGGCGGCGGCGAGCAGGGCGTCCGCCAATTTCCATAGAAGCTTCTCGGTAGTGTCATCAGAATATGCGGCATTTCGATCTACCCACGCACTCATATGCGAATTGCTGCCATCGCGCCACGAGACCCTAATTTCGTCGTTGTCCTCGATCGGGCTGCGCGCTATCTTGAAGCCCTCCGGCACCGCCACCTGGGGCGCGGGGTTGCCGATCGGATGCCACCGCTCTACTTGTTCGAGGTCGTAACCAACATCGTCACCACAGCTATCAACGAGATTTCCATCGCGATTGAAAGCCACGACCATAAAATCAGGATGGCCAAAAAGGGGGATGTGGCAGACTCCGCCATCACCATCATATTCAGGGTAGCCAGATCGCCATCCAGCCACCTGGGGCGCGGGGTGCTTGTACACCGGCTCCCATCCGTCGGACAGGTCGGCGGGCTCGCCATCTAGGTCGTCAGCGAACAGCATTTCGTGTGCGCGCCCTCCTCGATGCCACGCAAACGGCGACTCCCCCTCGGCATGGGAGAGGGCGGCTAGGGCGATTGCGACAGCCTGTTCGCACTGCTCGGTAAACGGCTCGCCGCTCTTGATCGCGGAAGCCAAAAAACCAACTGCCATTTGCGGGGTCATCTTCTGCTCAGTCATTGCGGGCCTCCTGATACTCCTGCGCCGCGATTTTCACTTGCTTGAGCGCCTTGCAAAGATCGTTAATAGAAGCGCGGTTGAGAACTATGTCGCGCCCTTCCTGGCTGATAACGACCACCGGCGTCGAGTCGTGATGTACTGCGACAGTAGGCTCCGCTATATCCATGGCGTCATCCGGCGTCTGATAGACTAGGTGCGGCGCGAAAAACAGTTTCTCTATGCTCATTTGCTGATCTCCTGATCTGTAGTTGTTGCTGCATAGCTCACGGCAGCCCGAATAGCAGGCAAACGCCGGCCGCCGTGGGTGATCATCGTGATGGCCATCTGCTGGGCTTGCTCGCGGACAGCAGGGTCAGCACCCAGTGGGCGGACTTTGCGGTCTACGAGCTGCTGGATGACCGTGGGGGAGGGGATCATGCAGACTTCTCCATCTGGCCATCTTCAAAGTCGAACAGGCTCGGCATCGCCTTTTCCCTCTCCTTGGCTTGGAGATACTTCACGCCATCGAGGAAATAGCCGGGATTCAGTTCGGATGCTCGCCCGCGGCGACCGAGATGCAGTGCTCGGTATGGGACCGTGAACAGGCCACCGAAGGGGTCAAAGACCAGCTCGTCTGGGTTGGTGTAGCGGGTGATGAGTCGATCCACGATGTCGAACTGCAGGGGGCACACGTGGTTCTCAAGGCCGCGCTTGGTCTGTTCGCCGTTGAGGGTTCGCATCCGCACAACGTCGTGCCAGACATCCGGATGGTGCGAGCCCGGCGCTAGTGACATGAACGTCGCTGGTAGGGCGCCACGCAGTTCCAGTTCCTCGCCGATTTGGACGTGATGCTCGTAGTCGTAGACCTCCGACATGCTGTAGTCGGTGAACACCTTGGAGAGCACATCCGGCGGCAATTGGGCCATCTGCTCGGCGGTCAGCAGGCGGTTCCCGCTGGACCGCCAATACGCATGGGCGTCAACCTGCCAGCGGGCGCGGGTGTAATCTGCTTTGTCCTTGCTGACGGGGGTATCGGCATAGCCACGGGAACGGTCGGTCTGAGGCTTGCGCACCAGGATTACGTATTCGGGGCTGCCTACGCCCATCTTGGTGCCGTCCTTGCACTGCTCTGACCAGCCCAGACGGTAGGTTTGGTTGTTCTCCCGCACCACGTCAGTGACCACAGTGATCATGCCCATGTAGTCGAACCCATGGCGGCGATAGTGGAAGATGGTTTCAGCGTGGAAAGGGCTCACCGTTGGTGCGCCTGCGCCGGTCACATTGCCGAACAGGATCCGGTCTTTGACGTGGATGCAGGCGAGGCGGCCAGGCTTGAGGACGCGCAGCAGCTCCGGCGTCAGAAAGTCCATCTGCTCCCAGAAGTGATCATTTCCCTCGGTGTGCCCGAAGTCGTTGTAACTGGCGGTGTACTCGTAGTGGTTACTGAACGGGATGCTGGTCACCACCAAGTCAACGCTGGCGTCGTCCATGCGGCGGCATTCCTCGACGCAGTCGTTATTGGCTACCAGCCATCCCTCGCCTCTCGCCTCGATGCGCTCTACGCCAATGGATCGCTCCAGGGTCTTGCCCATCTCGGCGTGGTTGAGTCCATACTTCCGAATGATTTCGGTCATCTTCTTCACCATGGCGTCGTGGTCGCGCCACTTCCGTTCCAGTGTCCGCAACACCTCGCGCTCGGTGTCGGCGTAGACCAGATGGATATGGCACTCACGGGTTTGCAGGAACCGGACGATCCGATGGATCGCCTGGATGAAGTCATTGAATTTGAAGCCAATACCGGCGAATACGGCTCGGGCACAGTGGCGCTGGAAGTTGCAGCCGCTGCCGGCTATCACCGGCTTGGCGGCGAGGTGCTGGATCCGGCCTTCGGAGAAATCGACGATGGCCTGCTCGCGTTTGTCCAGGTCCTGGGACCCGTACACCGCCACCGCGTCCGGTACCGCTTTGCAGATGGCGTGACGCTCCGCTTCCTGGTCATGCCAGATCAGCCAGTGTTCATCCGGCTCGGCGGCCACGATCGCTGCGGTTTCCCGGATCCGGGCGTCCAGGCTGTTGCGCTTCTCTCGGGCGGCACTCTGCAGGTCCAGGGCGGCATCGGTGAACATGCCCACCTGACCATCACGGTCTACAGTCGGACGCCATTCGGTGGCCACCTCGTGGTAGTGGATGTGCATCGCCGGCAGGTCGTAGCCATCATCTGGGTACCCGAGATCGGACGGCCGTTGCAGGAACAGCGCCCAACTGGACACCCATAGCCAGAATTCGTCCTCTTTGTGCGGATGAAGGGTGAGGTTGTTGGCCTTGGTGCTGTCGCGCTTGAACCAGCGGGTAAGCGCTTGCCCGGTATCCATGATCCCCAGGTACCCAGCGTAGTGGATCAGTTCCTTGTACCGGTTTGGGGATGGCGTGGCCGTCGCCACGAAGCGGTAAGCCACCGCCTGGAATAGATCCAGGAACGTCTGGTAGGTCTTGCTGCCGAAACTCCGAAGCACACTGGCTTCGTCCAGGCTGGTCACCGTGAAGTCGGCCGGGTCGATCTTGCCGTCGCGAACGGTCTCATAGTTGGTGAGGTAGATCCCCGTCTCTTCCGCTTCGTCAACGCTGCGGATAAAGCGGATGGACGGGGCGCGGCCAGGCATCTTATCGATCCATGCAGCAAGCTGATCCCGCTGCTCATCCGAGACATTCGGGTGTTCACCGGTTGCCAACGTATGAGCGTCCCGCGTGAACTCCTGCCGGACTCCCAACGGTGCAACAATCAGGCCCCGGCCGCCGGCATAGGCGAGAATCAACCGGACAATCTCAATCTGCTGCATCGTCTTGCCCAGGCCGAAGGCCTCGAACAGCGCACGGCGCCCACCGGCAACCGCCCACTGGACCGCAGCCTTCTGGTGGCCGGACAGCAGCGGATTGATCTCCACCTGGGAGATGTCGAATCCGGACCGCGGTGCCATCTTGATCTTGGCGCGAAGGAACTGGTCGTAATCAATCGTCATTACAAGGTTCCCTTGTTTGTAGAAAAATTGGGGGCGTGCAAAGTGAGAGACTTGCCTTCCAGCCGATAATCGAACCGCCGCCGCCGGCAGGCGGTGGGCAGCCAGGGGAACCGGCGCACCAGGGCTGCCTGGAGCCGCCGGCTGTTCGCGTGCCGGAAATGCCCCTCATAACTGGCGGCGGTGGCCTGGATGGCGCGGAACTCTGCCGGGGTGGCGCAGATCCGGCCGCCCTTGATGTGTTTCTGCTCCCACTCTGCGAAGGCCGCACGGGCATGTGACAGGACGCGCCGCCGGACCAGGGTGTGGGAGGGTAGAACGACATAGCCCAGAAAATCGATGCCATCGCTCAGCGGTCGGAGGCGGATGTCGGGCTTGAGCCGCAGACGCAGCTCCTGGGCGATAAACGCCTCGATCTCGTCCTGCCACCGAGCCAGCTGCTCTCGGTCATGGTGCACCAGCACGAAATCATCGACGTACCGCAGGTACCGCTTTGCCTTCAGCGTGTGCTTGACGAACTGGTCCAGCCGATCCAGATAGACGTTCGCGAAGAACTGGGAGCTGAGGTTGCCTATTGGGAGCCCGCAACCCGGAGCTGCGTTCTCCAGCCGCTTGTGAGGCGGCACCAGGGCGCGCTCCTCTCGGGTGCCGTGGTACTGCACGCCAGCGTGCAGCGGAGGCCGGCGGAGCAGGGCATGGGTTGCACGCAGGACCGATGCCGGCGCACCGGAGCGCACCAGCTTTCGCTTCAAGATCGCCCACAGGGTGGGGCGATGGATTGAGTTGAAGAAGTTGTGAATGTCGAGCTGCAGGTACCAGCCGCCGCCCTGGCCACTGTGGACCTGACGCACGAACTGCTGTAGCCGCTGGACAGCTGCATGGCTGCCTTTGCTGCGCCGGTTGGCATAGCTGTCGAAGATGAACGCCGGTTCCCATACTGCTTCCAGTTGAGGCACCAGCCAGTGGTGAACAACTCGGTCGGCGAAGTCCGGCGCATGGATCTCGCGAGCCTTGGGCCGCGTTGCGACGAAACACGCACTGCGGCTCGGTTCCCAGGCTCCAGCATTGAGCCGGCGTTGCAGATCCAAAAGGCCATCGGCCCATCGGGTGTCGAACGTCAGTTGGTTCTGGCTGGGCTTCTTGCCTGCTCTGGCTACACGCCAGGCGTTATACAGGGAACGGAATGTTACTTCCCCGTCACCGCGATACTCACCGGAACGCACCGCACGGACACAGCCGTTGTTGTTGCGGTGGTGGTTGTTGACATTGCCGTTGTTGAAGTTCACGACCCAAACAGCGGTATTGCCGTGCTCTTGGGACCCTGCCGGACATCCTTGTGGGTAGTGCGACATCGTCATGATTTGGCCCCCGCAGTAGCAGAGGCGGCACGGCCACTCAGTATCTGAGCACGCTCCGGCGAGGCGTCGCTCGCCGAATTCTGGCTCTTTCGGTGAAGTTGACGCTTCCAGCCGCCGGCACACCGCCCAACTTCTTCGGCGATACGGATCAGCGACTCGAATTGCTTGAAGCTTTTAAAGGCGCGGACCTTGCTGCCGATCTGAAGGCTCAGCTTCAGTTCGTCGATAGCCCAGACCAGTTCCGTAACCCAATAGAGCTGGCGACTACGGTCACGCCATGCCCGATTACACAAGCGCAGCACGGTCATCGCCTGGTCGCGCATGTCACTACCCAAGCTGTACTTGTGGTAGCGCATGAATCCACGGACGGCCTGTTCAACATCCACCAACAGGCCCTCCGCTTTCTTCGTGATTTCAGGTAGTCGATTCGTAGTCATGCCAACCCCTCAAAAATCAAAAATTACTGACCGGAACGCACCGCACGGACACAGCCGCCGCTGTTGCGGTGGTGGTAGTCGACACCGCCGCCGTAGAAGTACACGACCCAAACAGCGTCGGAATTCCAAGCGCAGGGCGTACAGGTCCAATAGAAACGGCTTTGGGTGTCCGGATATTTGGTGGTATCGATAGCCGGGTCGTGGCGGGATAGGTCCAGCAGCGATTCCAGCTCCTGACGTGTGGGCATACGCCAGCCCGGCCCGAGCTCCTTGATGGCTGCCAGCGCTTCCTCGTGGGTCACTGTTTCGCCGTCCAGGAGCGTATGACTCCACTCCAGTTCGGCAGGGGCAGAAGCCGCCTCCGTTCGGTCAACCATGATGGACATGGCGTCCCCAACGAGACCGATTTCAACGGCGCGATCGGGGGTCTTGATGATCAGCTTTTCCATGGTGCTTCTCCGCTATGGATGTTCGTTACAGGTTGTTCAGAAACTGAATTCCCACCGGTACCCGACTGTCACGACGTTGAAACCGTGGTCCCGGTGCGTTTCCCAACTGCTGACATGCTGCCCCTGGGCAAAAAAGCCCCGGTACTGAACTCCGATCTGAAAATCGGCTACCCAGCTGGGCATGTCTGTCGTGTGCTCGGTGCGGAATCGTTCGCCGTCGATAGTGGTTCGCTCGACGATGCCAATTTGGTGTCCGGCCCCCGCTTGGATATAGATCGTGGGATCAGCCAGGGCAGCGCAGGGGATGAGAGCGAGCAGGAGTGCGCGCATCAGAAAACCCTCCAGTTGAGCGGGGCGAAGGGGATGTCATCGCTCTCGAAGCCATCGCCCTGCGGATACTGGGGCTGGCCGCCCTGGTTCTTCTGGGGCTCGTCGTTGGCCTGCTGGCGTGGCTGCCCGTCGCGGCTCCCAAGCATCTGCATATCGTTCAGGATGATCTCGGTAGTGAATCTGTCCTGGCCGTCTTGGGCTTGCCACTTTCGGGTTCGCAGCGAGCCCTCGACATAGACGTGCGCTCCTTTCTTCAGGTACTCGCCGCAGATGTCACCGAGCTTGTTGAAGGCCACGCACTTGTGCCATTCGGTGCGCTCCTGGGGCTGGCCAGTCTGCTTGTCCTTCCACTGCTCACTGGTGGCCAGGGTGAAGTTGGTCACCGCTCCACCTGACGGCATAAATCTGGTTTCGGGATCAGCGCCCAATCGGCCGATCAGAATGACTTTGTTGACGCCTCGTGCCATTACGCCGCCTCCTTGTGCTCTTCAATGACTTTCTTCATTTGCCACTCTTTCACTTCCACCCAATCCGTCGGTGGCTTCCACAGCAGGTGGTCGTCCGGCTTGGCTTCCGCTAAAACATCGGGGTCTTCGTCTTTCCAGGGGACAGTGATAAAGAAGTGGTATGGGTCTTTGCTGTACTTCAGCCCAGCGTTGTGGAATGTGAGCCCTTCCGAAATAAGCCAGTCCCCACCACGAAGGCCGCACTTTCGGAACAGGTCTTTGAGCGGCATCGGTTTGGGCAGCGCTTCAATGCGGGCATTCAGCGCCTTGCCTTCCTTTCCGGTGCGGCGAGGCCTGCTCATTTGCTCACGGTCAGGCTTGGTGAAAACATCGTTGTCACGCTTGCCATGGTCGAAATAGAAACCAGCGAAAAGGCCAGAATGGTTGTAGCAAGCAACTCCCTTGGCGCCCACTTCATCTCGGATCCGCGCCAAGTCTTTGTTGTAGACATCGCGTGATTCCATGATGCGGGCCATCAGTTGCTCAGTAGCTGAGCTTTTCGGGATCTGAAAGTAGCGACGATAGATGCTCATATCTCTCTCCGTTGTCTGGTCCCCCGAAGGGTGGCCCGTGACGTGGGCCAGTCGGGCGGCTCACGCCGCTTTAACCGGTTCCGCGCCTCAGCTATCCACCACACCCATGTGGCTTGAGGAACCGATAAGGAGCGCCATGTGGCTGGGCGCGCCGCCTGCCGGTGTTATTTGCCCGACCTCCGGCTGCGGTATTCGGGCGTCCGGTGAGCGCCGGATTAAGCTGCTGCTGCCTTCTGTTCTGCCAACTTGGTGTACTCGACCAGCAACTCGGGGAATGCTTTTCTAAGCCGCTGGCGGTTGTCCTCGTCTGCACGAGACCACGCCACGCCGAGAGCCGCGGTAAAACTGCCGCCGTATTTCTGCATTGCCTCGATGGCGTCTGATTCGGATGCAGGGGCGATTGGCTCGGGTTTGTCAGTGGCAGCGGGTTCCTGTTGCTGGCGTGGTTTCTCGAATTCCGCCTGCACCTTTGCCTGTTCTTCTGCACGGATGCGCTGGGCTTCTTCGGCGGCTTTGCGCTGCGCCTCATCCTCAGCTTTGCGCTGCTCCTCGGCACGGATGCGCTCGCGCTCCTGTTCCAGGCGTTTTTCTTCGGCGGCTTTGTACTCGGCGATGCGCGTGTGGATCAGGTTGCGCAGATCGTCATGGTCCTTGCCGACGACCTGCTGGGCGTCGGCAAACAGCCCTTCATAGCCGGCGGCGTCGTTACGCAGGATCTCGACGCTGGCGCGGATATGGTCGGCGGTGGTGTTGGCCTCGATCTTGGCCCGGGCCAGTTCGTCGTCCAGGGCGTCTTCCATCATGGCGAAGCTGCGCTTGCCCTTGATGGCGCCGGCGAAATCAGCGGATACAGGTGGTAGCACGATCTTTCCGATGGAGGCCTGGAGCTTGTCGCAATGCTCGCGCAGGGCGTTCTGGCGCTCCAGGACGATGGTGCGTTTTCGGTCTTCCCTCTGAGCCTTCACCTGCTTATCCAGGGCTAGCCGGGTTTCCCGCGCCTCAGCCTTGATCTGATCCAGGGTTGAAAAAAGATCGCTGATGGTGGTGGTCTGGGCGAGGGCATGCTCCTTCGCGGCATCCAGCTTCTTCTCAATCTCGCCGCACCATTTGACGGTTTTCTCGGCGTTAGCGAAGTCTTCATCCGTCTGCAGGTCGCGGTTGATAGAACGAAAAACTGAAAGAGCCTGCTCGCGCACTTCGGCCAGGTTGCTGGCCGTGACCATGCCGGTCAGCTCAATGTGGATGGCTGGCAGCGATTCTGGTGCTACCCCGACAATCGCCGTTTCAGCCTGTCGCGGCTTATGGTTAGCCAAGTCTTCGTCGAACTGTTTCCAGCCGGCCAGAAGGTCGTCGAAGAAATCTGCAGCGCGGTCGCGGGTCAGGTGGCAGTGAACACTGCCTTCCTCGGTGCCGTCGGACAGGGTGTAGTAAAGGCGCTCGGCGCCGCTGACGTAGAGCTGCTGGACGCACTGCCAGAAATCAGCCTCCGGGATGTCGCCGATAGCAACCTCTTCAGCCTTGCCGGCATTGAAGGTCTTGCACTCCCAGGCGGTTTTGCCATCCATGGTGAGGCCATCGAAGCTCGCGGACAGATAACCGTCGTCATCGGTGCCAATGATCGGGTACAGGTCATCACCTATCATGGTCTCGGCGACAGGGCGGGCCGCCTCTTCAATGGCATGCCCTCGGTCGAAACGCTTCTGGGTAGCAGCGTCTACATCCGACACGATTCCGGTGGCGCGCTCATCAAGGAGCTGGGCGCGAGTCTTGTAGGGGCTGCACCCCATCACGGCGGAGGCATCGCTGGCGTTACGGGATGTGGCGCGGTGCCGGTGCCACTCAGGCGTCCCCTGAATCAGGCTTTTGATCTTCATTGGTCCTCTCCTTCGATGGTGGCCGCATCCGTAAGCTTTGCGTGTTGCTCATCGGTCAGCGTGTACTTCGTGGATGCGATGGTGACGATCTGCTCGGGGGTCTGCTGTCCCGCTGCGATCATTTCGATGTAGCTGTCCAACTTTTCAGCAGGGCAGAGGGGTAGGGCTTTCGGTTCATCCCGGACCACCTGAGCTGACCCCATGTCTCGCTCGGTCTGCTCGGCAATTCGTCCGGCTTCGTCCTCGTCGTAGATGCCGACAAATCCAAAAGCCAATCGGGCGCACTGGATCATCGCTTTGTGGCGTAGGAAGCGCTTGGTGTGGGTCTGCCAGGGCCCCTTCATGCCTTCTTTGAAAGGTGCCCGGTAAACCTCATCCAAGTATTCGCGGACGACGATGGGACGGCTGCGGTCCTTGCGATACATGACGCATTCAACCCACTCATGGCAGGGGCTCATGGCACCAACCGGTGTCGCCATGTCGTCGGAATAGCGAAACTCCATCCCGTCAAAATCGGGGTGGCTGTTGATGATCCGGCTCCAACCGTCTACACCGACCACCGGCACGATGCCGTTCTGTTTGTCCGGGAAGGCGTAAATCTCGCGGGTGAACGGGTTCAGCTTGTACTGATCGGCCACCACCAGCAGCGCCATCATCTGCTCGTTGCTGGGTGCCGAGCCGTCGCGCTGCTTGAATGCTGTGGATTTCAGCGTTTCAAGCATCTTGTTCGCGTCAACCGCATACCGGTCTGCAAACTTGGTGAGAAGGCTTTTCTTCTCTGTCTGCGCTACAGCGTTCATGTCGTGCTCCTATCGAATAAAAGGCGGGGCGGACCCCGCAAAACAACAGATCAGCGCTGTCGTTCGTTAGTCTTGAATTCCATTGGATTCGGTAGCAGCCAGCTGGCCGCGCAGGCTGTCCAGCGCCTGGCGACGGCGATTGTCGACTGCGCCCAGCTGATGGGTGATCTCCCGCTTGATTGCATGGACCAACTGATCGTGTTTCTGGCTGGCGATGTAGAGGCGATGGCTCCCGAGGCCTTCCAGGTAAACATCCACAACCACTTGATTACCGTGCTTCAGGGCCTTCCCAAGATCGCCCTCCAGTTTTTTGAGGGCCGTGGACCTTTTGGCCAGATCTCCCAGCGTCTTATTTGCTTTGGCGACGGCCTCGTGGTGAATGCTCATCCTCTTACTCCCACAACGTTCTGTTCGGTGCAGTCCAGATTCCGCGCCTGCCATTCCGGCCAGATTCCGGCCTCGACCATTTCGCAGGTGACCCGCTCCTGGGTCAGGGCGTCCTGATAATCCAGCTCGCTGATCCATGTCCAAGCGGCGAAGACGGAGCCCAACAGGCAGAAGGCGATAATGCGTTTCTCGAAAGCGGTCATGACGCCACCTCAATCTTCTTTGCCGCCAACTCTGCAGCCGCTTCATTGATGCGGCTTGCGATTGCCCTCATCTGCTCCGGATTGTCGAGATACATAACGACGCGCCCCTGATCAGTCTGGATTCCGAGCGGGCAGAACCACCGATCACCGGCGCCCTCCAGAACGGAGTTCGTAATCTCCGAGATGTTGTGAATGTGGATTTCGATACTCATGGCTCGGCCCTCAGTTCAGCGTCCTTCTCCATGCGCTCGCGGGCCGCGACGCAGAAAGAGCGCGTATCAATCAGCTTGTTGATGACCCGGTCCCTGATTGCCTGGAATTCAGGCTCCCGGCACAGCGCCTGCCAAAACTCCTCCGGTCCGATCACCCTGCCGGCGCCGGTGCGCTGCAGCTCTTCCTCCTCCTCGCGGGCGAAGTCTTCGCCGTCGCGGGTGTCCAGGAACTCCAGATCGTCTTCCGGGAGCCGGTCGTCATGTGCGCGCTGGGCGCTGGACAGAACACGGCTCTGGCGGGCTTCGGCGGCGTAGCTCATGACGCTTTCCCAACTCGTTGGCGATGAATCTCATGGGCGGTCCGGTTGGCCTTGTGGCACTCCGGGCCGAACTCGCGAATCTGCCCGCCCTGGGCCAGGAACCGCTCAACGTCCGCAGAGATCCGCCGGCGCTCGCAGTTCTTCTTGAATGAGGTGTTGGGGCTCATGGCTGCCTCCTGAAAATCCAAAAAACAGAGAGTTACTGACCGGAACGCACCGCACGGACACAGCCGAGGTCGTAGCGGTGGAGGAGGTAGACATAGCCGCTGGAGAAGCCCACGACCCAAACAGCGGCTTCATTCCAGGCGCACGGCGTGCAGGTCCAGTAGCAGCTGTCTTCGGTGTCGGGGAAAACGTCGGTATCGATCGCCGGTTCGTGGCGGGTGTGATCAACCAGGGAGAACAGCTCTTCGACGGTGGGCAGGCGCCAGCCTTCGCCGAGGGCGGCCACGGCCTTCTGGGCCTGCTCGAAAGTCGCGCCCTTCGCGATGGTCGTCTTGGTCCAGACCAGGCCGGTCTTGGTGTCAGTGACTACAGAGTGGTCGATGAAACGTTGGTTGGTGCTCATGCTGTTCTCCATCTGCTGTGCCGTTGCGATGGAAATAAATTAGCAATGCTATTTATTAAGATCAATAGCGGTGCTAATAATTTTGCCAGTTATTTGTGACCACCCAGTCACGAATCGGCTAGGCGGGCGGGAAGGGCGGGGGAGTGGGGAGGCGCGGGCAACTGTCGCTCTGCAAGTCAAGCGGGGATAGTGAGCTTTTCAAAACTTACCAAAGGGGCGATCCAGCTTACTTTTGGGAATCTGAACATCCCCTCTTTTTTAGGTTCAGGACTGGACAGATAGTGGTTACTCCATCAACCAAAGAAGGAGAAAACCATGGTCATGCGATGTCGCGAAGGCCTGAACTGGCGGAATCTGGAGTGTGTTTCGCACAATGGAAGAGGTATAGGAGCTCTATACCAACTCAAATCTGGCAGTTACTGCATGCGGAGAGGCAAGAGTAGGGAAGTGGTGCCCTTGGAGCCGGTTCGGGCCGGCGTCTGGCGGAATCGGAGTACAGGGGAGGAGTGGGCGGAGAAGCTGGAGCCAATCCAGGGATGGCAGTAAGTAGGAACGCCTCGGACCTGGCATGATGCCGGGTCCGGGCACAAAAAAGCCCGCCGGAGCGGGCTTGGCTATTCTTGAATGGGCAGCTTGAGTTGTGAGGCTGCGCGACGATGTTCCAATACTTCTAGAATTTGATATTCCGCTTTGAGCTGATCTCCAACCAGGGTTTTTGCCTCGCGGAGGCGAACTTTAAGAATGTCCCCCTTTGAGAAGTGCTCCTGGTTGAGGTCAACTCGGTTTAAAAACTCACTATCAGTGATTGATGCATAGAATGTTGAGGTCCCATCATAAAACCGCCACTTGTTATCATCTTTGAAGGCGATGTTAACGAGTTGAAGGCTTGCTTCACGTTCGGAAGATTCGAGATCCTCTGGCTCTTGTTCTGGCGCGATAAAGTAGTCTGATTCGCGTTTGGACACGGCAGAGAAATCCTTATCGCCTTGGCGTACAGCAAAGTACTCAATACCCTCCCTCTGGAGTGGGGTATGAATAAGTTCCTGGAAAGCTTTTCGCAATCGGAAACTTCTAAATAGCTCGAGTGTTTGCTGCTCTGTTTCGAAGTGGTCCTCGTCACAGAATACTTTAACCTTACCGTCGTCGAGAACTTCAACTTTCGTGATGGGGCGATTTCTTGCCCAGCGAATCAACTGCAGGGCTCCCTTCGTTGCTCCAGTGCCGAGCCCGATTACTCCTGCAAGGTTAAGTGCGGCCGTGACCGGTGAACCATTAAAAAGGTCCATGGCCTGTTGGAATATGCTTTGGACAACAGATATATCAATGGCAAAGCAGCCAGTCTTAAAGGACCCTTTAACGCTGACAGCAACTTTAGCCTTGCCGTGATTTAGTAAGGAATTTGCTTCCTCAAAAATGTCGCCTAAGGCAAGCAACGCAGGCGCAAGATCACGGACCTCCATTTCATGAGAGGTCAGGGCCGGGCCGTCGTATACAATCTGGAAAGATGCGTTGCTCATGTCCCGATTATCCGATGGTGATAAATCACTGTCCATAGTGTCAGTACCCCAATGTGAATCATTTTGACTCTGTATTGATATTCTTGAAGTAGTTCCGTCCCCCACGGACGAGGGTGTTATCGCAACTTCATCTTCACTTCGGTCACGGTCCCCACGATCCGGCAGTTCCCGTTGATGGTTATCGTTCGATAGTCCGGATTTAGCGGCTTCAGGTACTTGTTGGGGCCGTCGATCACCAGTTTCTTGAATGTCGCTTCGTTCTCATCGTCCAGCTTGGCCACCACCAGGCTGCCGTTCTCTTCCTGTACGCTGGGCTCCACCAGCACCAGATAGCCCTCTGGGATGCTCAGCCCGGCCGGCGCCGTCATGGAATCACCCCGAACCTCCAGCCAGAAGGCGTTAGGGCAGGCTGTTTCCGGCACTGGTTCCCAACGCTCGGCGTAGCCAGGGGCAAAGATGTCAATCGCTTCCGACCACCCACCGGCTTGCACATGGCTGATGACGGGCGCCTTGCGCGTGGTCGGGGGGTCATATGCGGGCCTCACGTTCCCGATGGCGTAGTCGCCCCTTTCCTCCCAGACCCCGCGGAACTTCTCAGCCAAGTCTGGGCGGAAGTCTGACACCTTCACCTCCAAGATCCTTGCGAACTCCATGGATGCACTGTCGTTTAGAGGGATATTGCCATTCAGATATTGGCCAACAGCCCCTTGCGTCATGTCCATCTTGTCGGCTGCTGACGCTTGGGTAAGGCCCAATGCATCCTTTTTGGACAGCCAGATCCTTTTGAGCTTGGCCGCCCATTCCAATTCTTCCGTTGTTAACTCTCTGCGCTTTGCCATGGGGCGAGCATATAAGCGCTGCTTATCCTCAACAATGAGCATGGCTATTGATTTCTCTATTAGCGGTGCTATTATTCCGGCAAGGAGGTGAACATGAACCCAATCCTCAAAGCCATTGATGCCTGCGGAACCCAGGGCGAACTCGCCAAGAGAGTGGGGGTTAGCCAGGGGTTTATCAGCCAACTCGCCCGCGAGGCGCGCCCAATTCCGCCCGCCCTCTGTCGTCGCATTGAGGAGGCGACAGAGGGCGCAGTTAGCCGGCAGGAGCTTCGCCCTGACGTTTTCGGATCTGAAACGGCCGCTGCAGATCAGGTGCTGCAGGGGAAAGAGACGGCTGCTTGAGCGGGTTAGGCAGAAGTGCCTGGCCGGCAACCGTAGCTGCCGACCAGGGCTTTAGAGGGACGAGCAGATGATGAACACGGTGAACAGCAGCCCCGACAGAGCAGTGATCACCTTCGCCACATCTACCCGAACCTCGATGGTGAGGCGCGATTTCATGACTGATTCTCATGGTCGCGACCTGACCGGTCAGGTCATGGAAGACCTGATTTATATAGCGCCGTGCAGGGCGCTCGCTGGTCGCCTGCCTAGGATGGCGGGTCCAGCTCGGGAATAGGGAAGCGCAGCTTCCTCTCCCTCGGACGTGGCAGATGGGGACGGGGAGACCGGCATTACACCCTTGGTGTGTCCGCCGGGATACCCGCCCTATCTGACCCCGCCCTTCAGCCGCCGTGTCATTGGCGACAACCGGGGTCGACATCCCCGGCACTGCCGAGATTATCACGGCCTGCTCCAAATGAGTGGATTTCAGTCGTTCCATGGAGGCCAGAATAGTGAACGAACTCAACAAAATCCTGGGGCAGGTGCCCCCGGTAATTAGAGAGCAGGGGAGTGCTCGGGCGAAGCTGGAAGCGCTTTGGCGGATCCTGGCCTATGGCCGTACCGGTGCTCAAACGCGGGTCGCTGGCGATCTGGCGGAGCGCTGGGCACCGATGAACGAAAGCCCGCGGTTACCGGTGGAGGATCCGCGCAAAGCGGCGAAGCGCTTGGAGCGCTGCCTGTCCGGCGAGACGGCCTTCCCCTTGGATTTCGCCCTGGCATTCATGGAGTGCCTTCCCGAACCCTTCCAGACTGCCGCCAAGGTCCTGGTTTTCCCGCGCCGTGGCTCTGCCGCCGCCGATCTGGTCGAGGTGCTGAGCCTGGACCAGGAGCACGACGAACGCACCGACCACCTCCGATTCACCCTCGCCACCGGCAAGCACGCATCGATGACGGCGGAGCAGCTGGAAGCCGCCGCCCTCGCGTTTGACGACGACAGCACCAGCAGCAAGCAGGTGGCCGCAGCTCTGCGTGCAATGGCCACTGAGCGGCGCGGGGCGGCGTAGGAGCGGAGATGAGCACCCGGATCATGTCGGAATGTTGGCCCTTGGCGATGTCGCCCACTCAAAAGTCGGTGCTCATCTCCCTGGCTGATCAGGCAAACGATCAGGGCGTTTGCTGGCCCTCTGTGGGCTCCATCGCTGAGCGTACCTGCCTGTCAGAAAGGGCCGTAAGGAAGGCAGTAGGCGATCTTGAGAAGGCTCAATTCATTAGCATCCATCAGCGCAAAGGCAGCTCAAGTTATTACACGGTGACCCCGGCACGAGGTGCCGCCCTTTTGGCGTCCGGCGGAGTCGATAACCAGTTAGATGATGGTGCTGGAACAGGCGACACCCCTGCACGTGGTGCACCCCTGCACGACGCGCACCCCTGCACGACGCGCACCCCACCCCGGCACGAGGTGCCGCCCCCCCCTGCACGAGATGCAGGGGACCCCTGCACCTCGTGCACCCAGAACCGTAAAGAACCATCAGAGAAACGTCATGGAACCACCAGTGGGGCGCGCGGGAGATTTAAACCTGAAGATCACGTTCCTCCGCCACTGGATCGCGAAACCTGGGTTGAGTTCTGCCGGTTCCGTCGAACCGATCTCAAGAAACCGATCAAGACGATTCGATCGGTAACCCTGATTGCCAACGATTTTGAGCGGCACGGGCTCACTGCCGAGCAAGCCAGAGCCTGCGTGCTGGACTCGATCAAGAACGAATACCAAGGCGTCTTCCCGGCGAAGTTTGCGAACTGGAAACCCGCGAAGGCGCCCGCTGAATCATTTTCCCAAACCGACTACACCGCAGGAGTGACCGCTGATGGCCGACTTAGCTAGCAAGCTGCTCGCGGGCAAATTCGATGGGCAAGCCGTTGTCAGCGATGTCCGCGACCAGCCCGTGTATATCCCGTGCGAGTACCACGGGCGGTGGAAGTGGCGCGAGACCATGGATGGACCGGTGCTGAGCCCGGACTGTCCGCAGTGCATCCAAGACCGCAAGCTGGCAACTGATCTTGGCCGGGCAGCGATCCCGCCACGCTACCAGCGTCACAGCCTGGAAACGTACATCGTCGAGAACGCTGGCCAGCGGGAGGCACTGGACGTGTGCCGAACCTACGTAGCGAATGTGCGCCGGACGCTGGATTCTGGCGAGAACTTGGTGCTGATCGGCGGGGTGGGCACCGGCAAGACGCACCTGGCCTGCGGCGTCGCCCGCGAGTTCATCAACGCCGGCCACACCGCGCTGTACGTCCGCACGGCCGAGTTGATCAGCATGGTTCGTGAGACCTGGCGTCCCGACTCGAAGAAGACCGAACGCAAGGTCATGCGGGAGCTGGCTGATTACGACCTGCTGATCATCGACGAGGTGGGTGTCCAGGCCGGCAGCGAAAACGAACAGCAGATCCTCTTCAACGTGATCAACGGCCGCAACGAGCAGATGCGCCCCGTGATCCTTCTCTCGAATCTCAACGCCGCGAAGATCAAGGAAACCCTGGGCGAGCGGTCCTATGACCGTATCCGCGAGTCCGCCCGGGTGGTGGCGTTCAACTGGGAAAGCTGGCGCGGCAAGTCCAGCAAGAGCGAGGTGGCGTAGATGAAAACCTCAGTACGCAATTCCAGCCTGGAGGCCTACGACAGCCTCAAGACCGTACCGCTTGGTAATCAGCAGCGCCAGGTGCTCGCTGGCGTGGCCATGCTGCTGCGCACCCGCCAGGACGTGGATGGCTGGGTCAGCCGACGGCAGATCGCTACGGTAACCGGCATGGAGACGGCCACGGTATCGGCTCGGGTCTACTCGCTGATTGCGGCCGGCAGGTTGATCGAATCCGAGGTGACGCGTCCGTGCCCGATCACCGGCCGGAACGTCCATATGATTGCCATTCCGGCACCAGAGGGGAGAAAGGCGGCATGACGGTATTCACCGATGAGCTGGCAGCCCTGGAAGAAGCGCATTACCTCGCGGAGCAAACCGGCTGGCCTCAGGCCATTGTTCGCGAGGACGACGGACTGGTGGTGATGGCCAAACACCGGGCGTGGGGCATGGAGATTCTGGAGGTGGTGCATGGCTAAGCAGAAGCGCTCCGTCCTGCTACGGGTCACCGACGATGGCGCCTTCGTGCCGGCGGACGACCTGAGCCGGCAACTGCTGCGTCAACGGAAGATACGGCGCGGTGATCTGGTGTCGGCCGACCCCAAGAAAGCTCGCAATCCGACCGCGTGGAAGCGCGCCCACAAGCTGGCCCAGCTCCTGATCGAGAATCTGGACGACTTCACGAACATGGATGCGCACAGCGTATTGAAACGCCTGCAATTCGAGGCGGACATCGGCTGTGAACGCATGGATGTGAAGGTGCCAAGGTATGGCGTGGTCACCCAGCGGTGGCCGAAATCCATGGCGTTCGATCAGATGGACGAAGGTGAATTCCAGCAGGTCTATGGGCAGTTCTGCCAGCACATCATCGACATGTACTGGCAGGGGCTGACCCAGGACGAAATGGAGAAGATGGCTAATCTGTTGGGGGCAGCAGCATGACAAAGAGCATCATAGGGATGAGGTTTGGAAGGCTCACTGCCTTGCGGCGCGTTCCTGACAAAGGAAAGTACCCAAAGTACCTATTCCGTTGTGACTGCGGCGTGGAGAAAGTCATCTTGTCCCAGAGCGTAACCTCTGGACGAACTGTCTCATGCGGCTGCTATGGGAGAGAGGCGAGGGCGCGCCGAAACACGAAACACGAAGCACGGGAACTCCGGGAAGAGGCGGACGGGCACCTACAATTCCTGGGCCGGGATGATGGATCGATGCGAGTGGGGCGGTCATCCAAGCTACGCAAGGTATGGCGCGCAGGGCATTCGAGTATGCAGCCGATGGCACGATTTCAAGAATTTCCTTGCGGACATGGGTGAGCGCCCGGAAGGGATGTCCATAGATCGCATTGATGGTCGGAAGGGGTACTCGCCAGACAACTGCCGATGGGCCTCAGCGCAGCAGCAGGCCCTTAACACGTCTCGAACCATTTGGGTGGCCCATGAAGGGGAAAGGGTGACCGCTCATGAGCTTTGCACGCGCCTCGGCATATCGCGCAAGGCGCTCAGGGCGAGGGCGTCACGCCGAGGAAATAACTATGTGGCGGCGTTCGAGAGTTTAGGCATAAAGGTGGGCGCGTAATGCAAGGCGGCAAAGCCCCCAATGCAGCACAACGCCGCTGGTGGTCCTGGCTGGTAGACCAGGGCTGTTATCTCGGAATGGGCGATCCCTGTATCCATCACGCGGTGGGATCATCGGCACGCCACAACAAGGTCGAGATAGGGAATTGGTTTGTGGTGCCTCTCTCATACGAAGCGCACCAGGGCCCAGGTGGCATTCACGGCGATCTGTCGGCATTCGAGGGCCACGGCCTGGGCGAGACGCGAAAGGAGATCGAGAAAACGATATTCCGGCGGCTGGTGGCCACATACCGGCGCCAGCACGGGGAGTACCCGATGCCGGCGGATGTGATCGCGGCGATTCAGGATTACCACAAATGAGCAGAACGAGCGTAGGCGAGGAAACGCTAACCCTGCATCTGCGGGCTGAAAAGATCACCGGCTGGGAGCGGGAATACCGGTTTCATCCGACTCGGAGATGGCGCTTTGATTTTGCGTGGCCAGATTACCGTTTGGCGGTGGAAGTTGAGGGTGGCGTCTGGACCGGCGGACGACACAACCGGGGAAGCGGCTTCACTGCGGATCTGGAGAAGTACGAAGCAGCCCAGCTGCTCGGGTGGAATATCTACCGGTGCAGCACGGAGATGGTGAAGTCAGGGCGGGCAATTGAGGTCATCAAACGGCTTCTTGAATTGGCGGCATAGGAGAGGGCAATGGCGTTGGTGAGCGAGCAAGCGGAATACACGCTGAGCCAATGGGGCATGTGGTGCCGCATGGGGCGACCTGGACCGAGAGACTATCGGTCTATTGCCGGCGTTCTGGTGGAGGCCATGATTCAGCAGCAGGGGGCGCCCGGGTTCACCGAGGAGGATGAGGTGATGGAAATCTTCGACCGGCGCGTTATGGCCGCCCTGCGCAGCGAAAACCCAGATGCCTACGAGGCGGCTTACCAGTATTACGCCGTCGGCTTTGCGGAAGATAAGCACGGCATCCGCGAGCTGGGGCGACGATTGGGGGTGGGGAAGACTGTGGCATCCAGCCGGCTATACGCAGCCATCACCGCAGTGGCCACGATGGTAGAGGTGCTGGCTGCATGAGCACTGGCAAAATGTCCTGTCGATATGTTGACTGTCCGGACGCTCAGGGGTACATTTCTGGCAAGGTGGTCGTAGATGACCACAGAGAATCCCAAAGCCCTGGCTAACCACCAGGGCTTTTTTCGTTTCTGAGCCTCGCCATCCGGCGGGGCTTTTTCGTTATGGGGGGTTCCGAGGGAGGAACTCATGCAGACCGGGAGTCGCGGGATGACGCCAAAGACCGACGCCGCTGTTTCAGCAACCAGTTACGCAGGCGCCGGAGCGTCCATCTTTGCAGGGCTAACGCTGACAGACGTTGGGATCATCGTCGGCATAGGGACAGCAATCATCACCCTGCTGATCAACTTCATCTACCAATACCGGAAGGACAAGCGAGAGCAACGTCTGTTCCAGGTCCAGATGGACACTATGGCCGGCAAGTCTGAGCGCGGGAATATCCGGGTGAAGGGCCTGATCGGTGCCGGCGTGATCGGGATCGCTGCCCTGGTGGTGGCGCCGTTCGAGGGCCGGTCGCTGGTGGCCTACGTTGATCCCGTTGGCGTCCCCACCATCTGCGAGGGTGTCACTCGCGGCGTCCAATTGGGCGACACGGCCACGGATGCGGAGTGTGACGAGATGCTGGAGCGAGAGCTTCAGACGCATTTGGCTGGCCTGGAACGGTGCATCGACGGCTACCTAACCCCAAACCAGTGGGGAAGCCTCCTGAGTTGGACATACAACGTCGGAGTGAGCGCGGCCTGCAACAGCACACTGGTCCGCCTGATCAACCAGGGTGAATCCCCGAACGTCTGGTGTCCTGAACTGAAACGGTGGGTCTACGCCGGTGGCCGCAAGCTTGCGGGGCTTGAGAGGCGCCGGGAGGCCGAATACCAGTTGTGTATCAGTGACTCATGATTTCCATCGCGGCCGCCCGTGGCATTGCACTGATGGCGGTGGTCGCTCTGATATTTGGCGCCGGCTGGGTCACCAATGGCTGGCGCCTCAGCGCTCAGATCGAGCGACAGCAGAAGCAATACGCCGAAGCCCTGCAGCAACAGCAGGAGTCTGCCCAGGCCGCCACTGAGCGCCTGATTGCCGAGCGTGACGCCTTGGACCGTCGGCACACCCAGGAGATGGAAGATGCGCGATCTGAGAATGACCGCCTGCTTGCTGCTGTTCGCAGCGGTGAGCGCCGGCTGTCAGTCCGTGCCCGTTGCCCAAGTGTGCCCGCCGACGGTGCCGCCACCGGCGTGGATGATGCAGGAGCGCGAGCCGAACTTGACCCATCGGCTGCTGAACGAATTATCGCCGTCGGAACAGACGGAGACGAAGCCATCCGGCAACTGAACGCGTTGCAGGACTACATCAGAGCACAACAGGCGGCTGCGGCTGTCGAGGAGTGACCCATGTACGAAATAAGCATCCGCCCCATCAACCGCTATTCCGTCACTGTCTGCCGGATTGGGGAGATGGGCAAAAAGGTAGAGCAGGTGGCCGAGAACCTGACCCTTGCTCAAGCACGCGACATTGCAGGTGCAGTGCATGCCAGAGCGCAGGCTGATGGCATTGACGTGCGGGAACTGGACTATCGGCCGAAATAGGCCAAGCCCGAAGTGAGCCGGCGGGGCCGGTATGGAGGTCTTTGGCGGTGGCCAGACCAAGTAGTTTCAAAGCGGAGTTCGTAGAGCAGGCGGAAAAGCTCTCAAAGCTGGGCCTCACTGACAAGGAGATGGCCGACTTCTTTGGCGTTTCCGAGCGAACCTTCAACACCTGGAAGCAGAAGCATCCTGAGTTTCTTCAGTCCTTAAAAAAGGGCAAGACTTTGGCGGATGCCAATGTGGTTGAAAGTCTCTATCGGCGTGCCTGCGGGTACAGCCATGAGGCTGTGAAGATCATGCAGTACGAGGGCCAGCCGGTGGTTGAGCCCTACATCGAGCACTATCCGCCGGATACGACGGCTTGCTTGGCCTGGCTGCACAACAGGCAAAGAGAGAAGTGGCAGCGCAACCCTGATCCTGCTGGCGGCGATGCGGATCTGCCGCCAACCAAGATCGTATTCGAGGTTCAGGATGCCAGGACGCGCAAAGGTGGTGAGGACGGGGCTTAATGTCCCTCAAAGCCACTTTCTCAATCTGCCGCACAAGTATCGCGCGTATGTGGCAGGGTTCGGTTCTGGTAAGACCTGGGTGGGCTGTACCGGGATGCTGGCCCATTTCTACGAGCACCCAAAGATCAACCAGGGCTACTTTGCCCCTACCTATCCGCTGATCCGGGACATCTTCTATCCCACTATCGGCGAGGTCGCCGAGACCATGGGCCTGAGGGTCAAGGTCAAAAAGGGCGACCATGAGGTGGAGGTTTACAGTGGCGCCCGGTACCGCGGTTCGATCATCTGCAGGTCCATTGATGACCCCGCGAACATCGTTGGCTTCAAGATCGGTCACGCGCTGGTCGATGAGCTGGACCTGCTTGCCGAGAAGAAGGCCGAGCAGGCTTGGCGCAAGATCATGGCCCGAATGCGCTACAAGGTGCACGGGGTCAAGAACGGCATCGATGTCACAACGACGCCGGAAGGCTTCAAGTTCGTCTATCGGCAGTTTGTCCGGGCGCTACGAGACAAACCAGAGCTCAGTAAGCGCTATGGCCTCATCCAGGCGTCGACGTTCGACAACGAAGCGAACCTGCCGGACGACTACATCGACGCCATGCTGGAGGCGTATACCCCGGAGCTCATCCGGGCGTATCTGAACGGCCAGTTCGTCAACCTGCTATCTGGCACGGTTTATCACCAGTTCGACAGGACCCTGAATCACTGCTCTGACATTGTCCAGAAGGGTGAGCCGCTGTATATCGGCATGGACTTCAACGTGGGGAAAATGGCTGCTATCACACATGTGAAGCGCAACAGCATGCCCAGAGCAGTTGATGAGATCCTGAACGGCTACGACACGCCGGACATGATTCAGAAGATCAAAGAGCGGTACTGGGAGTACCGGGACGGCGATTACTGGAAGACATGCGAAATACGCATTTATCCAGACGCTTCCGGGGACTCCAGGAAATCAGTCAATGCCAGCAAGACAGACATCGCTACGCTCAAGGATGCGGGGTTTTCAGTACATGCCCCGAAGGCCAACCCGCCCGTGAAAGATCGCGTTAATGCCATGAATGCCATGTTTTGCAATGCGAAGGGCGAACGCCGATACCTTGTAAACACTGATAGATGCCCGGGCTACGCGGACAGCCTGGAGCAGCAACCGTGGGCCGACAATGGCGAGCCAGACAAAGCCGGTGACCTGGATCACCCTAATGACGCTGGCGGCTACTTCATCCATCACGAATACCCGGTGATCAAACCGCCAACCGCCAAAATACGCCGACTCCGAGGAATGGCTTAATGCCCGTAACGACCAAGCATCCCCAATATGAGGCTCACGAAGACGAGTGGCGCCTGATGGGTGATTCCCTGGACGGGGAGCGGGCTATCAAGAGGCGAACCACGGAGTATCTGCCAAAGACGGCCGGCCAGGTCGAAGCGGAGTCCATGGCAAAGTCCGATGAAACGGACCTGACGCAGGCGGAGGCCGCGGGGATCTACCAGGGATACCTGACCCGGGCAGAGTACCCACTTTGGGTGAAGGACAGTCTGCGCACCATGATGGGGCTGGTCAGCCGGCAAGAACCAGAGATCAAACTGCCGCCGCGCATGCAGGGTTTGCTGGATGAGGCGACGGCTGATGGATTTGGTCTCAAGCAATTGTTCCTTCGCGTGGTGGCGGCCACCTTGACCCGAGGCCGGTCCCCCTTGATGGCCGAGTTCGATGATGACCGTAAGCCGTACATTGCCCAGTACACAGCAGAGACGGCTATTAACTGGAAAGAGGAATCCCAGGGAGGGCGTCGTGATCTGACGCTGGCGGTGTTCGAGGAACAGCGCGAGAAAGAGGATGGTGACGAATTCAGTCACGATTCCAAGGCGGTTTATCGGGTGCTGGATCTCCCGGATGGCCAGTGCCGAGTTCGCGTCCTGGATGAAAGCGGCACCGCCGTAGAGGACGAAACCACATTGGGGCGGTCGGCGAACGGCGAGGTCGCTCCGTTGGGGTATCTGCCCATCGTCTATGTGGGCTCCACGGACAACAACCCGGATGTGGACGAGATCCCGCTGCTCAGCATGGCGAAGTCCGCCCTGAAGTATTACCAGCTCAGCGCTGACTACTACACCTCTCTCCACTACACCGCCCATCCGCAACCTTGGGTAGCCGGCTTGGAGGAGGATAAGGATCTGCGCGTCACTGGGCCGATGGCTGCCTGGGTGTTGCCGCCTGATGGCAAGGCGGATTACCTGGAGTTCACCGGCGCAGGTATCGAGGCCACCCGCACGGCGATGACCGACCAGCGCAATGCTGCGTTGGAAGCCGGGGCCCGGGTGATCGATGTCGCCGGCGCTGAGTCTGGAGAGGCCCGCCGAGCCCGCCAAGACGACCAGCACGCCAGCCTCTACAGCGTGGTGGTCACCGCTGCAGAAGGGATCGAGCAGGTCCTCAAGTACATCGCTGACTGGATGGGTGCCACTGGCGAAGTCGTCTTCCGCATTGTGCCGAAGTTCAACAAGGAAGAGGTGGACGCGGCCATGATGCAGATCATCGCAAACATGGTCCTGGCCGGGGAGGTTCCGCGTCAGGTTCTGTTTGATGTGATGCGGAAAGCCCAACTCACAGAGTTGACGGATGATCAGCTGGAAGCGCTGCGCGACGGTGGGGACGGCGGCGAGGACGATGTTGGCACGCCGCCTGGGCAAGCCCTGGATGACGATGAGGAAGAAGAGGCCGCCTGATGGCCAGCGATAAGCAGGCCCGCCGCGCCGCCCAGGAACGCCTGGTTTCTGCTATGGCTAGGCACAGCAGCTACCTGAACCGGGTTGCCACGGCTGGCGCCAACAGGGCCAACCGGATCATCGATAAGCTGGCCGGCCAATTGGTCTCCGAGTTGGCAGAGAGGCTGGACAGCCTCACGCCGGCGGAGCTGAAGGCCTTTTCTCAAGGCCGGTACACGACATCCCGCCTGAAAGGGCTCAGGAACACGATAAACCGGTGGGCTGAGGAACTGGCCAAGGAGCTGGACACGGAAGTGCTCGGTAGCCTGGACGAGCTGGCCGGCAATGAAGCGGAATTCGCCAAGAAGCTGCTGGAAGCTGTGGTGACAAATCCGGTCGGCTCCGGGGTGACTGCTGCCACAGCCGCCGCCGCGGCGCGGCGCCAGCCGATCCTGGGCGAGTTGGTGGAAGACATGGTCGCGGACATCCCGGACCGCGCCCGCCGGCAGGTGTTCTCCCGGATCCGGCAGGGCATTGCCCAGGGCGAAACTACCAGTCAGATCACCCGGGCACTCCGTGGCACCAAGGCGCTTCGGTACCGGGATGGGCTGATGCAGACCACGCGAGTGGCGGCGGAGCGTGTCGTTCGGACAGCCACCAATCATGTGGCCAACGCCGCCTACGAGGAGACATACCAGGCGTTGGGTGTTCAGACACTGGTTTGGACGGCCACCTTGGACGGTCGCACGAGCAAGATCTGCGCATCTCGCGACGGCCAACGGTACCCAATCGGGAGCAACCATCCCCGGCCGCCGGCCCACCCGAACTGCCGGTCTGTACTGGTGCCGAGCCTGGACGACAACATCATGGGCGAACGCCCCTATGTCCGTGCCTTTGAGCCAATCAGCAAGGTGCCGAAGGACCAGCGGACCAAGGACATGGTGGGTACCGTGTCGGCCAACACCAACTACGGCAAGTGGTTCTCTCGGCAGTCCGCCGCCTTTCAGCGAGAATGGCTTGGGCCGGCCCGCTACAAGCTATACAAGCAAGGTGGGTACAAAATCGACCGGTTTGTTGACCCAACTGGCAAGCAGTACACCCTGGCCCAGCTCCGACAGAAGGACACCGAGACCTTCAAGGAGATCTTCGGTTAGGATTGCGGCCATGAAGCCCGCAGACCCCGATTTCATTGAATGGTGGCGCCGCTTTGTCCGGATCCAGTCCGGAACAGCGTCGCTCGCCGACGTATTCATGGCCTCGTTCCACTGGAAATTGTCGATGGAGCTACAGAAGCGTCTCGGCAACCTGGATTGACGCCAAACTGATTTTCACCACAACCCGCCTTGAGCGGGTTTTTTTATGCCTGCAAGGCAGGCTTAACCCAAGCTCTAGGAGCATGACATGTCTTTCGACATTGACCTGAATGAATTGGGCATCGAACTTGATGACGACAAGGCAAACGCCCTCAAGGAGGCGCTGTCTGCCAAGCATCAGGAAGCACTGGACAGTGAAGTCGGCGGTCTCAAAGAGAAGCGCGACGAGCTGCTGAAAGCCCAGCGTGCCCTGAAGGACCAACTCAAGCAGTACGACGGTATCGATCCGGAGCGTGCTCGAAAGCTGGAAGCACAGCTGGCCGAAAACGAAGAGGCCCAGTTGATCGCGGATGGGAAGCTGGACGAGGTCCTTAATAAGCGTACTGAGCGGATGCGGGAGGAATACGACCGCAAGCTAGCCGAAGCCCAGAAGACAGCGGAAGGATCCAAAGCATTTGCCCAAAAGTTTCGAGGTCGGGTGATGAGTGACGAGATCCGTGCCGCCGCCGGTAAGGCCGGTCTGGTTGATTCGGCCGTGGAAGACGCGATCTACCGCGCCGGCGCTTTGTTTGAGGTCAATGATGAGGGTGAAGTCGTGCCCAAGGAAGAAGCGGGGCTTGATGCGGATGGTAAACCGCTCACGCCGCTGGCGTGGCTGAAGTCCATGCAAGAGAAAGCACCGCACTGGTTCCCTGTGCCGCAAGGCGGCGGAGCCCCGGGGAACAATGGTGGCAAGGCCACAGGCAAGAAGCGCTCCGAAATGTCCGCTGAAGAGAAGTACGCCTTCATTCAGAAACACGGGCAACAGGAGTATCTACGTTTACCGAAATGAGGGATAGCTCGTGGCTACCACAATCAATTCTGACATGGTGATCTACAACGATCTTGCCCAAACCGCTTATCTGGAGCGGATTCAAGAGGTCTTTGAGGTCTTCAATGCCGCTTCACGGGGCGCCATCGTTCTCGATTCCGAGATGATCGAAGGCGACTTCCGTAAGCGGTCCTTCTACAACATCGGCGGCGCCATCGAGCACCGCGACGTGAACTCCACTGATCCGGTCACCGGTAAAAAGATCGGTGCCGGTGAGATGGTCGGCGTGAAGGTGCCGTTCAAGTACGGCCCGTATGAGACCACCGAGGAAGCCTTCAAGCGCCGCGCACGGTCGCCGGAAGAGTTCTCCGAACTGGTGGGTCGCGATTACGCGGACGCTCTCATGCAGGGCCGGTTGACCTACGCCACCGCTGCCCTGAAAGCCGCGATTTCCGCCAATGCGGATATGTCGGTAGCGGGCGAGTTCTCTGTGGACGGCCGCATCGTCCTCACCCGGGCGCTGCGCACCATGGGCGACCGCTTCAACCGGGTAGCCATGTGGATGATGGATTCCGGCAACTACTTCGACATCGTGGACAACTCCATCGCGGAGAAAATCTACGAAGAAGCGGGCCTGGTCATCTACGGCGGTCAGCCCGGCACTCTGGGCAAGCCCGTGCTGGTGACAGACGAGACGCCGGAAAACACGGTGTTCGGCCTGCAGGCTGGCGCGGTCACCATCACCGAGTCTCAGGCGCCCGGTTTCCGGTCCTACCCGATCAACGACCAGGAGAACCTGGCTCTCGGCTTCCGTGCCGAGGGCACCTTCAACCTGGACTTGATGGGCTATGGCTGGAACGACGGCGTGGGTGGTGCCAACCCGGACCTCTCCGCTGTCGGCGCTGCTGCGAACTGGACGAAGTACGCCAACAGCAACAAGTCCACCGCCGGCGTTCTGATCGATACCACCCCGGCAGCCCCGTAAAGGGCTTGGTATGACTGAAGGGCGGCTTTCGGGCCGCCTTTCTTCATTGTGGAGAAACCTTATGCACGTTGTTTATACCAAGCGCACGAGCAACTTCGAGAAAGGGAAGCACTATCGAAACCCCGAATACTTCGGGCGTATCGAGCCTCGTGCCGAAAAAGTCACAATTGAGGGTGATTTCCCGGCGATCGTCGCCGCTTACGAGAGCCGAGAGATTGAAGTGGAAGTGATCGGTGCCAGCCCCAGGGAAGAAGACCCGGAGCGCCCCGATCTGGAGAGGGCCTACGAAGAAAAGTTCGGTAAGACGCCATCGGCCAACATGAAAACGGAGACAATCCGCAAAAAGCTGGCTGAGGCCGCCGCATGATCGAGTACGTCACCGTTTCCGATGTCGATACCCTGCTTGGCCCCGATTGGGCTGGCAGCGGGGACAAAGACCTGGCGGTGTATCAGGCCAATGCGTACCTGAACACGCTCCGGTTCAAGTCCTGGGAAACCCAGCCTGAGACGGTGACGCGCGCCGGTGCTGAACTGGCCAAGGAAGCGGCCGCCGGTCGGTTGTATGCCGACAGCGATGGAATCGTAGTAAAAAGTCGCGTAAAGGCAGACGTAGTAGAGGTCGATGAGACGTACGCCGAAGGTTCACGGCCAATCTCTGGCGCCATGCGGTATGTGGAAGACCTGCTGAAGCCATGGATTCGGCCTACGAGCAGCGTTCAGATTCTGAAGAGGATCTAACGCGGGAAATTGGTAAGATTGCAATGTGCGGCTAGGCCGGCCAGCCGAACCGGGGTACGTCACCCCTTGCCGCATCTCTGTAAACATCCCTGTTTCAGTTGCACCGTTGATTAGAGTTCTCCGCCCGTTTGTGTTTCGCCAGGTATTCCCATGGTGTCAGATCTTCCAGTGAATCGTGTGGGCGCTCATCGTTGTATTCTGTCATCCAGGACTCGGTCAGTTCTCTCACCTCGGTGAGGTTCCGGAAGACATACATGTTCAGGATCTCGTCCCGATAAGTTCGATTGAAACGCTCAACATACGAGTTCTGAGTGGG